AGGGATTTCGCCATTCGTAACAATCTTTAAGCCAAAAGCAAACCAAATGTCACGCAAACTGACTCAGACGACACTACCCATTGTGGGTAGCATGGAACAAGCTACTGCCTGTTGCGGTATGCCTGTTTATATGCTTAAAAAGGCCAAAAAATCCGGTTGCCCCGGATTTGAGTCGGGGGGCAGGATTCGACTTGGCGAGGTTCTCAAGTGGTGGTTTGAGAATTGCACAGCCGAATCCGGCGACGAAGCTCCCCCGGACGGACTAGCCACTTGGCGAGACGCCCTAAACCGAGCGCAAACGAAGCGCGAAGAAATCAGGCTGGCGAAAGACCGGGGGCAGGTTGTCGAGTTTGACGAAGCTCGTAGGCAGGCGAGCGAAGCGGCGGCGCATTACTTTGCCGAGCTTGATCGCATGTGCCGTGAATTACCGCCCGTCTTGAAAGGGCTGGATGAAATTAGTATATTCAAAAAACTAGAACAGAGACGGGAAGAAATACGTGAAACATTAAACCGAGCCTTTGAGGCGGTTGGTAAGCAGGAATAATTTCGGTCAACTCACAACAAACAACACACAACTAAAATGAAACAAGAACTAGAAATAATAACTCCAGAACGCGCAGAGATGCTTTTGAGAAATCAAGCAAACCCGCGCAAACTAAGCAAATGGCACGTTGATGAATTTAAGCGTCATATTCAGCACGGCTCGTTTGAAACAACACATCAAGGAATTGCGCTTAATAATGAAGGTCAAATGGTAGATGGGCAACATCGTTGCGCCGCCATTGTCGAATGCAAAAAACCCGTCTTAATGTGGGTAGCTTACGGAATAATCCCGGAGGCTATTTCTGTTTTAGATCGTGGAGTTAGAAGGACATTTTCAGACCTTCTAGGAACTCATAAATATATTTCTCAGCCAGCGACGCTGGCGGCGATTATAGCATTTGGCAATTCCCGTCCTAGAGAGGTAGAGGTTAAGCAAATGGTTGATGTATTTGGAGAGAGATTTGCTTGGCTGTTAGAAACTCGAAGTGGTTCAAAAAAAGGAATCACCGCAGGTTGCAGGCTTGGAGCGGCATTGGCGATAACACCAGAAACAAAAGAAGATGTCTTGTTTCAGTTTGATGCCTACGCGGGATGCAACTTTAATGAAATGTGGCCTAGCGTTCAGGCTCTTGTAAAAAAGACAATGACGAATGGATATAGCAGGGTTCTTGATAGAAACTCTGTTTTGTTGTCATCGTTTAAGGCTTTTAATCCTAAAAATAAAAATCTTTCTTTATTAAGGATTATGGATGTTTCGGAGGAACTGAAGCCAATAAAAGAAATGATTCGGGCAATGATTAAATAATCATTAGGTGAACATCTTTTCAGGCATCAATCCCAAGCCGCGCCCATCGGATATAGTCCGATGGGCGCAAGAAAACATTCGCTTGCCGGGGTCAACACTGAGCGAGTCGTTTGACATTTCGATTACGCCGTGGTTACGCGAGCCGCTAGAAAGATTGCTAGACGACGAAACGAGAATCATCACATTCGTCAAGCCGATTCAGTCCGGCGGCTCAAGTGTTGGAGAAATTGCGCTGGCATGGTGGGCAAGTTATGGGCGCGGCATCATCCAAAACAATTGGCCTAAAGACGATAGAGCGATGAGTCGTTGGAGAGAACGCATCTTGCCAGTCTTGGAACGATGCAAGTCTGTCAAATGGATGGGAGATCGGTTTGATAAAACAATCTGCCAAGCGAACCTGATAGGTTCGACGCTAAAGGTTCAAGGCGTGTTCAATGCCGATTCGCTGGACTCAGATTCAGTTCCGTTTCAGGTCAATGAAGAAGTCCATTCGTGGAAACCCGGACACATGGCGAAAGCGCGAGGGCGTCAAACGGCGGTCTGGTTCTCAAAAGCTCTGGACATTTCAAACGCCGGATTGCTTGGCGAACAGCTTCACGGCGAATGGTTGTCAGGAACGCAACAAGCATGGGAGGTTAAATGCCCCGGATGCGGATTGTATCATCAGATGATTACGCGCTGGCAGGATTCAAAGCCGCATCTCGGCGGTTTGCGCTATGATTCGACGGGATGCAAACGAGAGAACGGAGATTTCGACTACAACAAATTGCGAAAAACAATCCGCTACCAAATGCCGTGCGGAAAAGAAATCTTTGACACACCTAGCGAGCGCAAAGCGTTAAGCATTTCAGGCCGTTATTCCGCTCCGCAAAATGAAGGCGCAACATTATCGCATCGCAGTTACAACTTTGAAGCCGTGGCAGTGGATTACATTCCGTGGCTGAAATTGATTCAGGAAAAGCATCAAGCCTTGCGAGCATTGAAGGCAGGCGATTCAGAGCCGTGGCGACGATATATCACCGAGCGCGAATGTAATTTTTATTCGGAAGAATCGCGTCCGTTTCAAGGGCAGATTCTCATTAACTCAGGAATAAAAAAAGATCGCGAAGGATTGAAGGATAGAGCCGTCCGCATGTGGGCAGCGGATAAACAAAAGGGCTATCGCATCCTCGGCCAACTCTCTCACTATTGGCTAGTCATTCGGGATGTGATGGCAAACGCAGATTCTCAATTAGTTTTTGAAGGCTTAGTCCAAACAGAAACGGACTTGCTAGCGATTCTGGACGATCACCAATGCCAGCGGCGTCATGGAATCATTGACGCATCATGGGATACAAAGAACGTCATGGAGTTCTGTTATCGCAACGGCATTTCTGCCGTGCAAGGTTCTGCCAAGCAAGAATGGTTCACGCATCCTGACAAGGTGAAGCGGTTCTATTCCGTTATGAAGCCGATTCACTTGGAGCTAAACGTGCCGCCTCGATTTAACTACAACGCATCCGCAGAAGGCTGGACACCGAACGCAGACGAACCGCTTGTCTGGTTCTATAACAAGGCAGGCTTGCTGAATAATTTGTTTTTTCTTCGTGGTAATAAGGCTTCCATTCTGGCAAAGAATCCAGAGGCGAAGTCATGGGAGTATATCACTCATGACGTTCCGTCCGATGTGAGCGAAGATTATCAATTGCAAAATGATTCATGGGAATTGAAAACCGGGACACGCGGACGAAGCAAAGAACAGATTGAAGAATGGCGACAAACCCGAAAAGACGATCACCTTTTTATGTGCGAAGGCTACATTGCGATGATGATGGATATGGGCGGATTCATCGCAGACCGAATGACTTCGCTAGGAATGAATGAGCAATGAGCCTATCCCCGCGCCAAGTTGAAGTTATCGAACTCATCGCCATAGGCGCGGGTGACAAAGAAATTGCCGACGTGCTGGGAATCAGTGTCGAGACAGTAGATTTTCATGTGCGCGAAATCCTTTCCAGACTCCATGCCAAAACCCGCGCTCACGCGGTTGCAACCTACATTATGAAGCAAGCCGGATGGGTTTGACTTACCTACGCTTTTTCGTAGCTACCTAAGAAAGTTAGATTCGACTAAGTTCGTCGCGTGGTTACGACGAATGACCGACGTAGGATGTTGGAAGACGCCTGGGACGATGCGCCAGTGGGGACACTGACGCTGCGCGGACAACTCCGCGCAAACGAGCGAGCTGCCGGATTGGTTGTGTCCGGCGGCTCGCTTTCTTCTATTTCAAAAAACTCTTCGTCTCATTCTTACGCCTTCGGATCTGGCAACATCACCGCAACGGAAGTTGCAAATACGTGGCGCGAATTGATTGATCTTTACGATTTGGTTTTGGCTTCTCTTTCCGCAACGGATGACGAAGAGGTTTATGCCGAGATGATGCGCAGGCTTCAACCGTGCTTTGAGTTCACAAAAGATTTTAGTGCGATGGGATTATGAACTTATTTCAACGCCTAAAATTTGCCCTGTTTTTCAACCGCTACGACGCGACACAGCCTTCACAATTCCGCTCTTGGCGTCCGGCGACATTGCAAGATTCAAAGCTAGATTTGACAAAGGCTAGTCGCGAAGTCTTGCAAGCTAAGTCTCGCGACTACGAGCGCAATTCGCCGCTTTACACCAAGATTGCTGACACCATTGAGCAATACACGGTTGGCACTGGGATTCAATTGACAAGCCAAAGTAATGAATCAATTTGGAACATTGCCGCCGATCAAGTTTGGGAACTCTGGAAACCAATCGCAGATTTACAAAGCCGATTTGGATTCGACAACTTGCAAGGCATCATCGCTCGCTCTCTGTTCGTTGACGGTGAGTGTTTTATTCTTTTGACTCGCGACGGCGCATATCCTCGCATCCAACTTATCGAATCACACCGTTGCAAGACGCCAGATTCATTATCGTCAAGCGAAGGCAAGACAATCATTGACGGAGTTAAGGTTGACGTGAACGGCAGGCCGATTGGCTATTACTTTGCAACCGGAGACTCTTTCCGATTAGAAGATGCGAACAACGTCGTCCACGTCTTTGAACCCGGAAGGCCGGGGCAATATCGCGGTATTCCTTATTGCACCGCAGCCCTAAACGTCCTGCACGATTTAGAAGATTTGCGCACGCTCGAAATGCGAGCGAACAAAGACGCCGCAGAGCTTTCAACGATTATCAAAACCGCGAGTGGCGAAATGCCGTCCGCAATGGTTTCGATGGCGCAACGGTTTCGCTCCACATCAACCGCAGCCGGGACAGATTCGAGTGTCGTGGATTCACGCCGCGAGTATTATCAATCCACAGTCGGCGGACGTTCAATTGTTTTGCAGAATGGCGACGACGCGCAACAATTCCGTCCAGAGCGTCCCGGAGCGAACACTCGCGAATACTGGCGACTACTTGCCGCGGACGTTTGCGCGTGTGCCGGCACACCGCTTTCAATCATTTTTCCAGACAGCCAGCAAGGGACGGTTTATCGTGGCTCACTCGATGCGTTCGCCGCGTTCTGCCGCGGCAAGACGGCGATGTTGTCAGGCTATTTTCGCCGCGTTCGCAACTACGTCATTCAAGCTGAGGCTTCCTATAATCGCGAGATTGCCAAGCTCCCTGATGATTGGCGCAAGACTTCTAGCGGCACAGTCCGCGCTCCAAATGTTGACATTGGCAGAAACTCAAGCGCGATGATTTCAGAGCTAGCGGCTGGCTTGCGGACATGGACTTCAATCGCCTCTGAACTGGGTTTAGATGGCAAACAACTTTTGAAAGAGAAGGCTGACGAACTGGTTTTGATTTCTAAGCTCGCGCAAGACAGGGGAATCAGCGCATCGGCTATTGTTTCAAGCACGATAGAATCAATCCTGCCGCAAGAAAATAAATCAGCCGACGGAACAGCCTCAAGCCCTGTTGACATTGCCAAGATTGAAATGGACGCATACGGAGTTGGGGTTCGCGCCGGGGCAATCACCCCAAACATTGAAGACGAATCTCATTTCAGGCAGAAACTAAACCTTCCATCAATCAGCGGTGATGTTCAAAAGGCATGGGATGAAGACGAGGGAACACGCAGACCAATCACATTAACTCAGCCGCAGGGCGAGCCTCAATCGGCAATTCCGGGCGCGGCGGAAATACCAGCAAGCGAGCAACCAGCATGAATATAAACTCCGCAGCCACTTGGAAAACATGGGCGAAATCATTTCCGGCACATGCCGAAAAAGATGCGCCCTACAAATCTCCGTTCACAATCGTCAACAAAGGCAGCGACACAACTGACGCTGAGATTTTGATTTACGACGTGATCGGAAAAGACTTTTGGAGTGGTGAAGGCTGGGCAGCAAAAGATTTTGCAGACCAACTCAAAGAGATTCATCCAAAGGCAAAGCTCGTTGTCGGCATCAATTCGCCCGGAGGTAATGTTGACGATGGACTAGGCATCTTCAACGCCTTGCAACGGCGCGGCAATGTCGTCACCCGCAACGACGGCATGGCGGCTTCAATCGCTTCTGTGATTTTGCAAGCAGGCGAGCAACGCCAGACCAATGAAAGCGCAATGGTAATGATTCACCGCGCATGGGGAGTCATGGCAGGAAATACTTTAGAAGCCACAAAGTTTGCCGAGGTTCTGCAAAAGCATGACCAAGTCATTGCGGAAACCTATGCGCGACGAAGCGGCAAAGACGTTGCGGGATTCTACGCTGCAATGGACGAAGAAACATTTTACACGGCCAACGAAGCATTGGCCGCTGGCCTAGTTGACGAAGTTGTCAAAGGCAAATCCAATTTAGCGACTCAGTCCAGTGCGCCAAGTCAGACAAAGTCAAATCGCAACACTGCTGATTCAGTCGCTAACTTAATTTCCGCTTCCGCCGTTGCGGTTGCGGATGGGCAGCAAACCGCTGCAAAAGAAAACAAAACTAAGGAGAACAAAAACATGTCAGAACAAACTACTCCTGCGGTTGCTACACCACCCGCAGACTTCACGCCTGTCATCAACGCTATCAATGCGCTCGGTGACAAACTTAACAAAGTCACTGCACCGCTTCCCGGTGCAGCTCCCATCACTGGAAGTAATGTTCAAGTGCTGGAAAATCCGCTCGTTGCAAAATACAACGCGCTGTCACATGACAAGCCCGAGCAAGCCAAACTTGCAAAAGGTTTGTTCAACGAAGTTCGCAAGCAACTCTTAATTGCCAATGGCATCCATGATTTGCCTGCCAACTATGACCGCTTTGACTTCACAAGCTCAAAGATTGTCGCGGCGAACACGGTTGACTCCGCGCTGGCGAATACCGTCTTGTCTGGTGAGTTTGTCACCACGATGCGGACATACATCGCGCCATGGTCTGCGTTCACTCGCACGGTGAGCCTCTCGCCTGTGAGCCGTCGTCAGACGCTTGAAGTGCCGCTGTATTCTTCGTCCGGCAGCAAGCAGCAAAATGCGACGAATTATGAGTCTGGTGACTCTACGCTCGCGCCTGTCGCTGTGTCTGTCGCTGAGGAAAGCAAGAGCTTCCATGTGTCGCGTCCAGAACAAAATCTTGGACTCGCGCTGGCTGGCCTTGTTCCAACAAACGCAAAAGTTTTGGCAGAAGGTATTCATGCCAAGATGACGGCGTTGATTACGACGGGGGGTTCAAACTTTGGAACAGGCACAGTCATCGGCACAGCTGCAAACTTCGATTCAGCTGATTTGCCTGCCATTCTTGCGCTCGGCAAGAACTTCGATTCTTGCCGCCTGCTCTTGGACGGCGGACACCTCGCGTATCTGTTGCCAACCAATCGTAATGCGTTTGAGTTCGGTGAAGCTGGCGCATACGGATTCGACGGCGGCATCTACAAGAATAACTTGTGGACTGGAGCAACAACTAACACGGTTGGATTCGTTTGTGGCCCCGATGCAATCGTGAACGCATGGGGCATGGCGGACAGCCTTCCTGCTGGCGAAGCGATTAGCCAATCCACTGTTGACGTGAACGGGATTCCGTTCGGTCTGACAGTCTGGTTCAGCCGCTCCACTCGCGCAGTTTGGGCGAGCTTCCAAGTCATGCACGGTTGCGCAATTGGCGATGCCACACAAGGCAAAGTATTGCTCTCAGCCTAATTAGTTGACGGATAACAAAGTCTGCCAGCCGATTAACCCGGCTGGCAGACTCAAATCAAAACCACACAAAATTATGAGACAAGCTATCGTTATTAAAAATCCGAAATGGGAAACATTCACAACCGCTCTTGAAAAGTTTAAGACCGCCTCTGACGACGTTGTTTTAGTCATTCGCGGACGCAACAAATCGAAAGAAGCCAAAGAGAAAACCAAAGAAACAAAATGAAAACCTTAATCTCGTTTTTGATGGTTGCCTTCGCGCTTTGTGCGAACGCTGAGAATCGTTATGTGCCAGACGGCGCATTGATTGGCGGTAATCAAACCTTCACTTGCAATGCCACATCGGGAACAAACGTTTCTTACACCATCGCTTGCGCCGATCAACCGTCCGTATTGATTCAAATTGAATTGATGGCGAATGCCGCAGGCGCATACACATTCACAATCCCGCTTCAATACAGCGTTGACGGGTCTGTTTATGACAACAAACAAACGAAATCTATTTCGATTTCGTTCAATGGCGTCACAAAACAAGTCATCTGCACCAATGTCCCGACGTATGGTTGTGCGAGCCTGTTTATTCCGTATCTCACGAACGCGACAGCATCAATCAATATCACCAATGGCATTTTGAAAGTGCCGACGAATTGGAAATCTCCCGCGCCATAAAATGAGCCTGGCAGATAAAATGATTCGGCTAGCAGCCCCGGCATACAATGTCATCCATGCTGATACATGGACGATATTGTCGGGTCTGCTTTCTGGTTCAACGTTTGAGGGTGACGCGCAAACGGAGTCTGTCGTTTCCATTGATGGCGATTTAGGCAGTGACGCTCGCGAGAAAACAATCATCTACATTGACCGTCCTGCCCCGTTAATCGAGCGAGGAATGATTCTAAGCGGCAAGGGCAGGACATGGCGAGTCATCGGTGATAAAGACGACAACGCCGCCAATGACCGAGTGAAGTTTGAGTTAGTTCAGATTTCATCAAAGGACGTATGATTACTGCCGATGTTGACATGACTGGATTCAATGCTGGCATCGCGGCTTTGTTGCGGAGCGTTGGAGCAACGTCACGCGAGATTGTCGAGAAGGAAACGGGGGAGTTGATTAAGACGCTGGTTAAGCTATCTCCCCCTCGCGACTTATCACGATCAAAGTTCAAGGCCGAAACAGATGTTCGCAGCCGATTTGCAATGGCCGCAACTGGAGGATTCAGAGACTTCAATTCTACAAGCGGAACAATTGGCGCAAGCGGCGTTAAGTGGTATTCCGTGGACGAAAAGTTTTTACGCGGAGTCATGCCAGAAAACGACATGACAAAAGAATCTACCGATGCAGTGATGAAGGTTTTCCGAACCTACAATAAAAATGGAAGGAAAAATCTCGCTTTTAAGCATCCGCGCCAGCGTCAACGCGTGATTATTTCTCAAAAATTGCTGGCAACAAAAAAACAAATCGGCGCGATTGTCAACAAAGTAAAAGGAAACTTCGGAAGGCTCAAGGCCGCATGGATGGTTTCAACTCAATCCGGCGCAATAAAAATTTCTGGCGGAAATCGTCCTCCGGCATGGGTAACAAAGCACATTCAAGGCGCAAAGGGACGATTTGAAAACAATCTTTCAACGCCTCAAAATCCAAACTTTGCGATTTTTAATTTTGCAAAAGGCATAAGCGACAAAGCGATCAACTCAATCGTCGCTTCTGCCGTTTCCATTCGGGCGAAAGCCATGTTGAAAAACGCCGCGCTTTATACGTCTGGAAAAAAGAATCTTTCAGATTATGCCAGCTGATTCATTAGATCAAATCTACGACTTTGAAACCGCGATTGAGGCGGCGTTCAAAGCGTTTTTTGTTTCTCAAGAAATCGCGGCTTACGTCACCAACGATATTGGCGAGACACAAAAAGAGCGTCCGCGAGTGGAGCTGATGTATGCGAACGGCTCAGAGCTTGGACACAATTCAACTGCGTCAACTTATTATCGTCCTGACACCTTCTCAGGCTCGCTCAATGTGGC